GCTGCAGCCAAGTTTGCTGCTGCCGGGGGTGCGGGGCGTTGGTCTGGCTGCACTGCGCACCCCACTGCTGAACTGTGTGGATGGCGGCCCCGACGCCGTGGCGGTATATGCCCCTGCCGCCGGCTTGATGCACAGCGCCGCCCGGCTGGAATACCAGATGCGGCAGGAGTTTGAAAACGGTGCTTCCCGTGTGTTTGCCTCGGAGGACCTGCTACGGGAGGATGGCTATGGCCGCCGCACCTTGCAGGATGATCTTTTCATCGGCCTGCCGGATGACCCCGCTAACGTGGGGGTGACGGTGTACAGCCCGCAGCTGCGGGTGGAACAGTTTTTGGCCCGCAAGCAGGATATCCTGCGTAGCTGCGAAAGCCTGATCGGTTTCAAGCGCGGCATTTTGAGCGAGGTGGAAGCCGCCGAGCGCACCGCAACGGAAATCACCTCCAGCGAGGGCGATTATAACCTGACCATCCAGGAATTGCAGGCTATGTGGCAGAACGGTGCCGGCCAGGCGCTGGAACTGTGCGCCGCGCTGGGCAAGGTGTACGGCATGCCGGGCCTGAGTTTTGACGCCGGGAAAGACCTGACGATGGACTGGGGCGATGGCGTGCTGTTTGACCGCACCCGCACCTGGAACGAGTACATGAGCATGGTAACATCCGGCCTGCTGCGGCCGGAACTGGCCCTTGCCTGGTACTTTGACCTGCCCCATGCCGATGCCGCCCAGCTGGCAAAGATCCGTAAGGAGCTGATGCCGCAGGCAGCACAAGCGGCCCCCGCAGACAACGAAGAAAAGAAAGGAGAAACCCAGATTGGAGCATAAATCGACAACCCCCGCCGCACAGCCGGTGCAGCCCGCACCCTATGCCGCCGGAACCGGCAGTGCCCCGCTGCTGAACCGTGAAACCGACTTTGCCAGCATGAGCTACCGGGAACGCCTTGCCTTAAAGCACAGCGACCCCGATACCTACCGCCGCCTGCGGGAAAAATAAGCGGGAACAATAGAACTGTAAAAATTGATTTGATAAAGGAGAAATTCTATGGCAGATACTTATACCAAAATTGCTGATTTGATCGACCCGGAAGTAATGGGGGACATGGTGTCCGCCCGCATCCCAAAAAAGCTGCGCGTGGCGCCCTTTGCCAAGGTGGATGATACCCTGGCCGGTGTCCCCGGCGATACCATCACGGTGCCCGCCTATGCCTATATCGGCGATGCCGACATTGTGGCCGAGGGCGAGGCTGTGACCATTGAAAAGATGACGACCTCCACCCGCAAGGCCACCGTGAAAAAGGCCATGAAAGGCATTGGCCTGACCGATGAAGCGGTGCTTTCCGGTTATGGCAACCCGGTGGGGGAGGCCAACACCCAGCTGGCCATGGCCATTGCCGCCAAGATCGACAACGACTGCATGGATGTGCTGCAGACCGCCACCCTGACCTATGACGGCTCGGCGGGCGTTATCAGCTATGCGGGCGTTGTGGATGCGGTGGACGCCCTGCAGGAAGAGCAGGCCACCGAAAAGGTAATCTTTGTTCACCCTAAACAGGTGACCCAGCTGCGAAAGGACGCCGAATTCACCAGCACCGACAAGTATCCTGCCAATGTGCGGATGTCCGGCGAGATCGGCTCCATTGCGGGCTGCCGTGTGGTGCCCAGCAAAAAGGTGCCGCTGATGGAGGTCGGTTCCGGCAAAACTAAGTGCTATGCCTGCCCCATCATCAAGCTGGAAGCCGACCACGACAACGAGGACGAAGTGCCCGCCCTGACCATTTACCGCAAGCGCGCGGTGAATGTGGAAACAGAGCGCAAGCCCAAGATGCGCACCACCGAGATCACGGCAGATGAATTTTATGTTGCGGTGCTTTCCAACGAGGCCAAGGTGGTGCTGGCAAAGTTCAAGGCCTGAGGAGGGGGATGCCTTTGCCGGATTACGAATTTTATACCGCCAGCTACCTGGGCGAAAAGATCCCGCAGGAAAGCTTTGCACGCTTTATTACCCGCGCCGCTCGCCAGCTGGAGCGCTACAAAAGTATGTTTGATGTGCGCCCGCGCGCGGGCCTGCAGGAACCGGAAGCCTGCGCCCTCTGCGCCATGGCGGATGCAATGTATGCCTTTGCGGAGGAGGACAAGCGCTGCCGCGTGGTGAGCGCCAGCGTGGGCAGCGTGAGCGAAACCTATGCTGCCCCGCCGGAGCTCTGCGCCGAAACCATCCAGAGCCGGGAAGGCTACCTGCGTGCCCTGGCGCAGGACTACCTAGTGTTTGGTCGCTATGCCAGCGGCGGGGTGGGCTGATGACCGCGCCCTTACAGTACCCCCTGTGCTGCCAGACCGTTACCCTCTACCATGCGGACCCGGCGGCACATACCATCACGCGCGCCGTTGTGCAGGGCGTACACTTTGATACCCGCCGCCGCGAAACCGCGGCAGGCGGCAGCGGCCCCGCAGGCAGTGCGGCCACGGCGTTTTTGCTGGTTATCCCGGAAAAACATGCGGCGTTTGGCCGGGATTATACGCTGGAACCCCATGATCGCGTGCTTGCAGGCACCGGGCCGGAGGTGAGCTACACCCAATGGCTGGATTTTACCCCCGCCAAAGTGCCGGGGCTGGCCGCTGTGCAGTATGTAGACTGTAAAACAGCGGCCGGGCAGACCACCCATGTGGAAGCGGGCGGCTGGTGGACCCGATCCGGCAGCGGCGCGCACAGCCTGAGCAACTGACCGGAAAGGGGGAGACAAAGCGCGTGAACGAAACCTATTTTGAACAGCTGCTGCAATGGCTGGCCCGCTGCCCGGCTCTGGCCGGTATTGCCCTGCGTGTGGACGACCTGCCCCCGGCGGCGGGCACCGGGGCGCTCTTCCCCAAAGGAGTGGAGCAGACCGACCGCTGGCAGAACCTGCTGGGGCAGGTGACGGCCCGCCAAAAAATGCAGCTGGTGCTGCGCCTGAACCTGCCCTTTGTGCCGGGGGATGCGAATCTGAGTGCACAGACCGCCCGCCGCCTGTTGGAACTGCAGGCCTGGGTGGCGGAGCAGAGCGCGGCCGGCTTTGCCCCGCAGCTTGGCAACGCTGACCCCGTACAGGAGACCCTGACCGCCGGGGCCGCCCGGCTGGAACAGGCCAACGATGAGGGCGGCGCAGTTTACACCGTTACACTGACGGCACACTATACGATGAAATGGAGTGATACATTTGAAGATTGAGCGCAAATATATGGCGCACTTTTTGAACGCGGCGTTTGGTTCCGGTACCGCCAGCTATTGCCGCTTGGGCAACGACCTGGAAGAATATTCCCCGGAACTTTCCGCCAATGTGGAAAAGAAAAATAATATCCTGGGCCAGACTTCGATCACGATCGACAGCTACCAGAAACAGGGCGAAGTGGCACCCTATTATGCCGAGAAAAACGACCCGCTGTTTGAAAAGCTGCAGGCCATTATCGACGGCGACCTGACGCTGGACGACCTGAAAACCGATATTGTGGAGGTTAAGCTCTGGGGCGAAGCATCCGCCAACGCCTACCCGGCCATCAAGGAGGAATGCTACATTGAGATCGTCAGCTATGGCGGCGATACCACCGGCTACCAGATCCCCTTTAATGTGCATTATACCGGCGTAAAAACCAAGGGCACCTTCAACATTAGCACCAAAACCTTTACGGCGGCGTAAGGCAGAACAGGAGGATGGATGATTTTACACAATGGGGATGTTTTGTTTGGCTGGCCGCTGCAAAGCCATGTGATTACCGCTGGGTGGTTTTATAATGACGGCAGCCTGCACCGGGCGCTGGATTTCCGCGCCGCCGTCGGCACGCCGGTGTATGCCGCGGCAGACGGTACGGTGGAAACCGCATACCGCTGGAATGGCCGCCGCACCCAGGGGGACACCAACAGCTATGGCAATATGCTCAAGCTGCGCCATGTGGATTACCGCGGCGGCCGGCTGGAGACGCTGTACGCCCATCTGAGCAAACTCTGCGTGGCCCAGGGGGAGACGGTATACGAGGGCCAGCTGATCGGCTACAGCGGGGATACCGGCAACTGTTACGGGGCGCACCTGCATTTTGAGGTGCGGTACAAAAACCGCCGGGTCCACCCGCTGAACTGGCTGGATGCAGATTTTGCGGCGGCATCTACCGCGGTGCGGCTGGGCGGCTACCAGAGCGTTGCCCGCCCGGCAGCGGAAAAAACACAGCCGGTCCAAATGCAGACGGTAACGGTGGGGCCGATTTCCAACGGGGACGCTGCCCGGCTGTATGCCCTGTGCGGGGACCTTGGCCTGGTGGAATCGGGGCTGTACCACGCCGCCTATACGGAGGTATGAGCAGGATGGAAGCAATTCTGGTGGCGCTGATCACCGGCGGGCTGAGCCTGCTGGGGGTGGTTATCACCAACATGATGGCTGCCCGCCGCGCGGAACAGCGGATGGTAACGGCCCAGGCGGTCACGGATGCCCGCTTGGAGGAGCTGACCCGCGAAGTGCGCGCCCATAACAACTTTGCCCAGCGGGTGCCGGTGCTGGAAGAGCAGCTGCGTGTGGCAAACCACCGCCTGAGCAACCTGGAAAAGGCGCATACCCCCGCAAGCCGGGCCATAAGTTAAAAGAAAAGCATAAAATAAAAAGGAGGAGACCATGGATCTGACAACTTTTGGTATGGCAGGGGTGGCGGCGATTACGGTTATCTGCTACCTGGCGGCAACAGCGGTCAAACAAACGCCGCTTGCCAATAAATGGCTGCCCACCATCTGCGGCACGCTGGGCGGTGTGCTGGGGGTGCTGGCCTGGTGCGGAAGTGTGCCGGACTTCCCGGCAGGCGACCCATTGACAGCGCTGGCCGTGGGCATTGTTTCAGGCCTCGCGGCAACCGGTACCAACCAGCTGATCCGCCAGCTGAAACAGCCGGAATAAAATAATAGGGGGAATTACCCTATAAATAGTTGAAAATCCCGCCGGGAGCTGCGCATATGGCTCCCGGCGGGATTTTGCTTGATTTGCTTGCATAATTTGCGCCAACGCCTTATAATGAGTAATATCTATGATGGGAGGGGTGCGCATGGCGCAAATTACGCCGGAACAAACAACAAAAGCCATACACCCGGTATTGGGAATTATGGGGGGCCTTGGCCCGGCGGCGAGCTGCTACCTGTACCAGATGATCACCGACCATACCCCCGCCCAGAAAGATCAGGATCACATTGATATCGTCATCTCCTCGCGCGCGTCCACCCCGGACCGCACAGCCTTTATTGTGGGCAAAAGCAAGGATGACCCCTTTGATGTGATGGAGCAGGACGGCATCAGCCTGGTGCGCTACGGTGCTACCGTGCTGGCCATTGCCTGCAACACCGCGCATTATTTTTATGACCGCCTGGCCGCGGCCCTGCCGGTACCGGTACTGAACATGCCGCGCCTGACCGCGGCGGATGCCAAGGCGGCCGGGTGCCATAAGCTGGGTATTCTGGCAACGGACGGCACCCTGCTGGCGGAAACGTATCAGATCGCCTGCCGGGATATCGGCCTGGAATGGGCCGCCCCCGGCGAACAGGCCCAAAAGGGCATCATGTCCATCATCTATGATGAGATCAAGCAGGGCAAGCGCGTAGACATGCAACTGTTTAACGCAGCGGTGGATGACCTGCACGCCCAGGGGTGCGATATGGCGGTGCTTGGCTGCACGGAACTGAGCCTTGTGAAGCGGGACGAACACCTGGGACCGTTTTTCATCGACAGCACCGAGGTTCTTTGCAAGCACGCCATGCGCGCCTGCGGCGTGGAGCCGGTGGGATTTGAGGATTGAGTTAGGAGTTAGGAAGTAGGAGTTAGGGCAACACCGCACAATTCCCGCCTTACGGCTTAAGCACCGCTTCGGCGGCTGCGGCACGGCATTTGCGTTGCCAAAATGCTCGATAATGTCGGGTTGCGATACCCGCATCGTGCTTCGGGGGCAAAAGCCCCTCGCACTCTGCGACCGCTGCCCCTGCTTCGGTTCGCTGTTTCCGCCACTGGCGGCGCTCACCTTTGC